CGACGAAGCGCAACTGGTTATGAACGCTGATGGTCGGCTGGCAGAAAGCGGCTACAGGTATAATTCGCTTGGTTTTAGCGCTCTCGCCACGTCTTTGGCCCACGGTTTAAACCCGTTGTTTAACGAGTTGTCCGGGGAAAATAAACGAGTGGTGGCGGCAGGCGTGGCCGAGTGTGACGTAGCGACGGCGGTCAGCATTTATAACATGGTGCTGCGCGTGCGGTTTGAAGCATTACGTGAGCGTAATTTATTGGTGAACCACAGGGAACAGACAATTGACGGGTTCCTTGGGCTCGACCATAGACTGCTCGACAACAGTGCTTTCTTGGACATCATCTGTAACGAATTGCAGGACAAACAACCAGCGGCTCAGTTTTCTAGGGCGGAAATCATTGGACGCGAGCTGCGGTTGTATTTCATCGACCCGACCTCTCGGCGTAATGATATTTATACCAACCCGCGGCACACGTTTGCAGCGGGCTGGTATTTTTCTAATCGCGAAGACACCGGGTTGGCTGTTCGCGCATCAACGTGCTTATACACAAAATTTGGTGTAGCGGTTACGCCCGCCGGCAGTAACGCGCGTGTGAAGCATACCGGCGCAGATTTGGCCGGCCGCACGCAACTGCTAGTGTCGCGAACGGTTGAAAATAAAATTGATATGGATCTTGTAGCGCGACAAGTCGCCGCTATGAGCCGTGTGTCGCTCAACTTATCAGATGACAAAGCGACTCTTGACGCGGCCACAAACGCGCTTATGCTGCATTTGTCCCGTTTCAAGGTAGCCCGAGATGACGCGCGGAGCGTGATTAAAAACGCCTCTATGGTCGGCGCGGATCTAGAGCCGCGTGTCGCGTTAGAGGCGTATACAAAAGAAGCGCTGCGGGCGCGCACTGTGTACGACTTGTTTTGTTCGATTTTGCGGTACGCTAAAAATCAGTATCACGTGCAACGGGATGTGCTGCAAGCGGCCGCGATGCAGTTATTGTTACCAGATAGTAAAAAGCAGAAACGCAAATAGGGTTTGTTATTTATTCAGGAGGAACTATGGGGCGGAAGTCAAAAACAGAGTTGGCTATACAGGCTGAACTTGTCGATTCGCGTAATTCGCCGCTATTAACGGCGCAAAACAATCTGACGCCGGCACTGCAAGATGTTGTGTCAGAGATTGATAATTTGTTTGGTGACGTGCAGGTCGCCAGTATGACGGCATTCTGGCGTGTTGGGCGGTTGATCACCGAGGTCCGCGACGACCCAGAGCGCTATTTGACAGCGGAGCAACAGGCGTCGCATGTTGATGGCGCGTCGCTGCTCATGTCAATTTTTGCGCCTGTCTATACGGTCGAGCAGTTGCGCGGTGCTGTAAATTTCTTCGAGAAGTATCCAAGCGAGGGCGAGATTACGCGATTGCTTGGTATGCGTTGTCCAGATCGCCCACGATGGCGCCTGACGACATCGCATGTGCAGCTGTTGGCACAGGTGCCGGATGATAATCAGCGCGCCGTGTTAGAAGAGAAATGCGCTGAGGAGGCGTATACCGCGAGAACACTGGCAACAGAACTGCAAGAAATTCGCGGCAAGCAGAAGAATAGCGGCCGCACGCACAGTGCGCCGAAGGGGCTGAAGCAGCAGGTCTACGATCTGTTGCAGCACCAACGCCGCTTTATTGGGCGCTCGGAAAGTCTGTGGTTGACGGAAAACAAAGACAACATCTATGACGATATTGTCAATGCGTCGCCCACAAAGCTAGATGCGACAGTGCGCGGTTACTTGACTGAAGTTATGGAAAACTTTCAGAAGCTTTCAGATATCGTGTCGGACCACGAGGCTATGTGCGCCAAGGTGCGACAGGAGCTGGAAAGCCGTGAAGACGAAGAAGAGGCGGACGACACCGTGGCGGAGCGTAAGCCGGCCCGTAAAACTCGGTCCGACATCACACGATAGGAAGTTTTTATGTTTTCAGTTCGTAATGTGCCGGTTGTAATCGAGCCGGGTGTCGGAGCGCTTGAAGCGGAATTTACATCTGTTGGCGACACCGGCAACAGAGAATTTCCGGTACAGCTAGGGCGCGTTAATCTTGAAGATACAATTGCGGCGCAGTTGCCGTTTGTGCCATGCACGCAGTTTCCGCATGTCTTCTCGATTTTGCCTGATTTAACCAAGTCAACCGTACTTGTCATTTATGACATGCGAGGTAGACTGTCGATTGTGTATACACGCAGCGCCAAAGAAAAAGCGTGGGAACGAAATGACGTAGCTGAAGAGCACGCAGGTAAAACTGTAACTCAGTTTTCTGTACGGTTTAATTTCAGCTCCACGAAAGATCGTGCCCAATTTTTGGCGCTGACGGATAAATTGGTGCGGCAGGTTAAAGCTAAGGACACGTTAGACAATACTGATGTTGTTCGTGCTTTAACGTTGCTCGGCCGGTCACGCGTTGCGCCGGTAGTATTACCGGTGGCTGTCGACAAGCTGTCGCTTAAAAACGTAGCTTTGTGATTGGCGATTAAACTACATGCCGGATGGAGCCGACGATGGCGGAAGGATCCGCTGACGCCTGTGTGTGCGTACTTTTCTACGGGGCTGACGAGGCCTGCTTTAAGCTGGCGCAGCGGGTGCTAAACGAACCCATGCGGCAGTTAGCGCGGGAGAACGTCGAGTTCCGTTTTGGGTGCAACGCCGTAAGCGCGGCTACGCGCGCGTTTGTACGGGACCAGATAAGCGCGTTCTTCCCGCATGCCGTGCTTGTTGATTCTGCGGTAAACACGCACAAATATCCGATGATGCGGCGGTTGTTTGCGTCTAGGCCGATACGGGCGCCGATTACGATTTGGTTCGACGACGACTCGTGTTTCGCCCCCGATACCGATCCGACAAAGTGGTTGCCACGCGTCAAAAAACAATTAGAATCGCATGCGATGCTGGGGTCTATTTACCGGACACGTTTAACAGGTAAGCAAGCTGACTGGATAAAAGCCCAGCCGTGGTATAACGGCAAAGAGCCGCAAGCGTACGTACAGCACCCGCTGTGTAGCTGGTGGGCGGCGCAGTCTGCTGTGCTCCAGCGGTTCGACTGGCCGCCGCAGAGTTTTAAACACCGTGGCGTAGACACCATGTTTGGCGAACTTTGCCGACAACACGATTTGGCTATATGTCATTTTCGCGACGGCGTGTGGATCAACGCGAACGACGCAGGTTTAGAGTTTGCTGGCTCCAAGCGTGGGCTGCAAGAAGCACCTATTGGATTTGAGTATCAACCGTGAAACTTATTGTCGATCAGATTGATCTGGCTACAACGCGTGCTCGGTGGCCGGCAGGGCAACCGTTTGCGCCGGCGCTAATCAAGTCGAAATCAAAGCTGGATAAAGGGCGCTGGTGCGTTCTTTCCGCCCCGCTTGAGCCGGGTAACGAGCCGGAGTGGGCGTACGCCGAAAGCGACGATTACGTGCGTATTCCGTTGTTTCAGTACACTTTGAACCCGGCAGCCGACTTAGCTCTTGCATTTATGCTGCAGATTGGGCTATCTTGCGCCGGGCATTTGCCCAAATCGGTAACCGACTTTTATGTCGTGACGGGAACGCCCGTAGAGCTTTTGTACGATTCAGATACAGATATCAATACTGGGTTACGGTATTGGTTTGGTTTTGCAGTAGTAACCGCGTAACTTAAAGGAGTAATTATGGCTCGGCCAGCAAAACAGACAGTTGTGGACGCGATTAAAACAGAAAACCCGAATGCGCAACAAATGGTTAATGTGCCATTGCGCCTCGACGCTTCAGCGTTAGCAAAAGCGCTGCAGGCCGCCAACGACCAAACGACCGCGCGCGTAAACGCCGGCGAACTCATCAAAAATTCGGCGATTAAGATTGAAGAGATTTACAAGCGTTTTGACGCGTTGAAGCTTATTGCCAATGAGTTAAACGGCAAACCAATTTCTGATCCGCTGCCTGAAACGGTACAACTCTCCGAGATTGTATTTACGTTTCGTATTGCAAAGGACGGCAATGTAGGTGAGCTGACAACAGCAACCGTTAAAAACGTGGTTTGCGTCGGGGACATTGCTAGTCTTTTGTCAGGCGAACTAGGTTCGCTTATTGTGCAGCTTGAACAAGAAGCTGCCGGGGTCAAGAATATCGCGACGCTTACGGAAGAAACGAGCGGTAAGGCGCGAGCCGCGTGGGAGAAAAACAATCCAGACCGAAAATTTACGACGGTCGGCGCGACGGCATTAAACAATGCCGGCGAGGTGTCACTAGCGGATCAAACCGAGGCGGCGCAAAACAATGACGCAAACCCCGTTTAGTTATTCAAGGGTGCGCGATCGCCGAGATAAGATCTGCTCGCGCGCTTTGCGGCCGTATATCGACGTCAGTGTTGTTGGCGAGACAGTCTATGACATCTGTAAAGATATCATGGCCGAAATGCCGGCAACCGTCGCGGAAACTGCCGTCTATGATTCTGTGCGCGTTTTGGCCGGAACAAAACTAACGCAGTCTGCCGCGGCGGATCTGGCGTGGCGATTAGCGGGCAACGTGGACAAACTGATTGACGGCCAGCCCGTTTTGAAATGGACGCGTCAATTAGACGACGAGATTGTGCCGGTAGTTATTGAAAGCGTGCGCCCGTTTAAACGAAAAACCACGCCGGGTTTCATATTTAGTTGTCGGGCGTTGGCGGGATCGCCGTGCCCTATGGTGTTTACGCAGTTTTTCTCGCGCAGCAGTTGTTCTGCTATTTCTCGCACACTCGGCTTTTCGGCGCCGTGGGGCGCGTACCCTTATTCGACGGCAGCGCATTTTGTAAACCTGTTGTTTTTTGCGCATATCGAGGCGGCCCGCAGCCGAGAGTTTCCTTCGTTTGTGACGGTTAGCGCGAGCAGCAGTATGCTGAAAGTGAACCGCAAGTTAATTGAAGTTCGTTGTCGGGCAAAACCATGCCCGGATCAATTCGAGCACGGCTGTGCTTTTTGTTGGCTAGGTTACGACCAGTGCGAGTTTGCGACGCATCCGAGAACGTACGAAACCCGAGATTGTTCTGCGTGTAACGCAGAAGGTTTTTTCGATCCTGTAGACAATGGCGACGTGTGCGTACGTTGCCGGTATCTTAAAAATCACGTAGAATGCGCCGGCAACGCCGACATGTAAAGGATTTTTATGGGCAGTATTGGTTATCGTCAAAAAGGTGACAGCGGTCCGCTGTATAATCCCGAACGTGATTATGCTTACATCACGCCTACGTTGATGACGCGGGCAATTGAGAATATGGACATTGGCGCCCTTTCGGCAGAAGCCCTAGACTGGTACGCCAAAAACAACATCACAGATGACGACGTAAACAAAATTGCCGAAGCGCTTGCGACAGCCCAGCGCGATTTTGTAAACGCGTCAGACCCTGTGGCTAGTTTTGAGCAGGCTTTGGCGCGCCGGAACTTTGTAGAATTCAGCTATCCGTTGCGGCAGGTATTGTTCGCGGCGATCGGCGAGGTATGCTGTGCCGCTTGGTTCTTGGCTGTGCGTGAAGTCTCAGTGGTAGGCGAGGAGTCGCCGGCGCAGACAAATATGGCGCGGTTTACGTCGACTGTAAAAGAGTTTGCAGCGCGGCACGGCGCGCCGAAATACGACGCGGATTTTGCCGCGGATCATTTGCGCATGCGCAACGACGTATTGCAGACAAGGCTAAATGCGTTATACAAAGAACTTGAAGCCACGCGTGAAAAACTTGCAGCGGCGCTATCGCCGGTAGTTAAAGATGCGCAAGTAAAACCGCTCTGGCACCGGATCCGAGAAGTATTTATGCCTAGCTGCTAGAAAGCACATAATGCCGAAGTACAGGATGTACAAAGACCCGAATCAATTCGGGACAAAATTGGACAAGAAGCCCGCGGACGCTCTTCGATTTCTCGGACTTGATCTTGGCAGCAATTGTGGCGTAGCCGTTTACGACTTTGTAAAAGGCAAAAAACTGCTGCAAGAAAAGTTGCAGTTATTTCAGTGGGATCTTTCCACGCAAGGTCTTGAGTCTGGCGCCGCCCGGTTCGTACGCTTACGCGCTTTCTTGAACACGGTGCAGCCTGACGTCATTGGTTACGAAGACGTTAAATACACGCCACCGCGCGAATTCTTCGTGAACAAGAAATTCGGCATTCCGGCGGTATTGTCGCGTGTCGCCACCGCGTCTGAAGTGCTTGGCGGCATGAAGGTCACGGTAGCGACATGGGCCGAGGAAGAGAATTTGCTGGCGCAAGGTTTTGCTATCAGTACGATTAAAAAGTACGCTACTGGCAACGGCAAAGCCAGTAAAGAAGATATGATTGCGGCGGCAAATAAACTGGGTACAGCGTTTAACGCGGATAAGTACAAATCTACCGGCGTCGATAACGTCGTAGACGCGGCATTTGTTTTATTGTTGCTAATTCAGACTGTTGATCAGGGGTTGCCGAAAGCGAAGTAGCGATCATGCAACGGCCAGACGCGTTTCGTGAAATTGAGGCGGTCACTGGTGCCGATGCGGTCCAGACGCTGTCGCTATCTGATGCGCTTCGGCGGCGTAAGAAACCTGTAGCGTTGTTCACTCCAGCGCTTATGTTCACGCACAGCGATTTTGACAAAGATCCTGTTATTGAATTCGATGCGCGGTTTCCGGCGCCTACCGCAGACATGCGACCATTTTGCGTCGAACTCTTCAAAGATAGCGAGTTCTTTTTTCACGGCATGGGTGTTAAGCCGCTGCCCGGAACCACACGCCCGTTAAATTGGGACAAGCGGTTGTACTGTATTGACCAATCCCGCGCCGAAGAGTGCTTTTCGTTTCTGGGCGGTATTGCGTTTTCTAACCCCACAACGGGCGTATTCGCGCAGACGTTTTCGCAAGAAGTAACGATAGCCGACCCCACATCTTCGGGTTTAGCATCTGTATTGTCTGTCACAGTGTTTGGCGTGATGACGAACGCTTACACCGTATTTATGGCAGACGCAACGATTCCGCCAGTTGTGCGAAAAATACACTTGCCAGTGCAGCGTGAAATCCCCAAAGATATCTTGCTCGCCGGTTTGCGCAGCGGGTTTACTGGAGAAGATCCACTTACTATGCGAGATGACTGATGCCAATCGACGATCAAAAGCCGCAGCTCAATGAAATTAAATTTTACGCGGCTATCCTGCACGCAGACGGCACGTACACCGTAGAAGAATTTATTGAGCTGGCGCAACTGGTCGCCCGCGTAACAGCGCTCATTGATCACGACGTGTCAGTGTTTAGTTTCGCGGGCACACGGCTACAAATATCAAAACCGCCGTTTCGGCATTTGCTTACGCCTTGGGGTCCGCAGCCTTTGTTTGCTCCGCCAGCAGAGAATCTGGAACCAGACGAGACTGGCTATCTTGGCTTAGACCCCATTCATCTAGAAGGTCCGCCCGAAATAAAAGCGGCGCAATCCCCGAAAGGAAATGCGCAATCGGACGAATTTTTTCAGGATGACGACGATAACGTGTTGAACGTATTTGACAACGCACTGCCCGACCCTGATAGCTAAATAAGCGGTCGTATCCGGGCATATTTATTGCCTGACTGTCATGGTGTCAGTCGGCGTAATTTATATGCGCAGCCGTAGTGCTGCAAAGGAGGAACGATGCGTGGGCAAGTTTCAGACATACAAGGGTAAGCCCGTTCGGCGCCAGTACGAAATGGACGCCGAACACATGATGGTCGTCTTATATGAAAAAGACGGCAACGACCAAGAAAAGAATAAACGCCTCGTGGTCACTAAAGATGACTGGCGGCGTTATTCGCAAAAACAAGAATTTACAAACGACACGCAACGTCGCGATGTCGTAAAGAATACAACCTCCTGTGTAGGAATAGGTCATGTTGCAGAAATCTTCAGATCTGGGTTCTTTTCACGCTGACACCGTGCGTAATTTCAACCGCGTGTCAGATATCTGCGTTGGGCTGCTCGGCACCGACTGGCTTCCCGGAGCCATGCGGACGTTTAATACGACCATGCGGGCCCCGGGCGACGGTACGCGCCCGATGGCGTTAAATCTTGAAGTGACGCAGCACGGTGGGCTAACGCTATCGTGGGCGTCGTCGCATCCGAAGAGTGGTCGCTTGGTGTTCCAGACTCGCGGTAAAATTGACTTTCACGCGCCGATTATTTCGGGAGGCCGTGGTAGTCAGCTGAATCTCGACCGGCCGAAACACAGAATGAACTGCAAAGTTGGCTGCAACATTCTGCGGAAGATTACAGACATCGGGTATGCAGTCTTGCGCGGCGAAACGCCGCACATGGCTGAGCCAGTGTGGCCGAAACTGGTAATGCCGTTTCAGCCCGGTCAAGAAGTTGTGGATAACAAGAAGCTCGCGGCGCTGGCCGCAGCAAAGGCGCCGGCAGAGTTGGCGGAGCAGTATCGTAACATGCTGTACCAGCAGTTTGTGCGGGTGGTCGGGAAGACAGTCTGGGTTGCGGCTGAAGTGTTGCCCGACGAGATTTTGTCAGACGGCATCAGTAACAATCTGGCTCGCGAAGACTACAGCCCTGTTCTTGGGGCAGTAGATCGGCCATTGGACCTGAGTAAAGTTTCGGACATAGAGATCAGCGTTCCAAATCCTGCCGCAAAGATTCTGGCGCGGCACGGAATCGAGGACGCTGAGCGTGTGTCGCAGGTTGTTTTCGACGAGATCACAGCCGAGTTTCGTGCAGCGTTGGCAGAGTATGAGCTGTCGGAAGAGAATGTGTGTGACGCTTTTCTTAATACGGGCTCGCCGGCGACTGTAGTTGTTGATATTAAAACCGCGTTGTTTCACATGCCGACAGCGGCGGCGGAACAGCTGCGTGGTGTGGCAAGTGCCAGAGCCCAACGCGAAGCCACCGACCAAGAGTTGTTGGCGGCAGCGTTGAGCCCGGGGCAGCCTGTGTTGTTGAATCGCCTTAGCCGGACGCAGGTCAACACGACTGATGCGTGGCAGGAGTCGATGCCGGAATGGTACGCCGGTGATTTTCTGTCTCCTGTGAACTGGGTGCCGGCGCACCGGGCAGCGCAAGAGGAAATGGAAACCTGATGCGGTACTTCATCAAACCTGAAACAGATGTGCTCACTTGGCTTCTAGAAATAGACGCTAAGCCGAGCACGCTGCCGTTCTTCTCGAAAGACGCATGTTTAGGTTTGGTGGTAGCGCATTTGATTTCTGGCACGGTGATAGCAGAAGTGTTACCCGCGCCAGAACAAGTGCCTTTGGCATGCGGCGGTGGGCTTCCCTTGGGTAGGTTGTATTTCCAAATCCCACGGGATCGGTTATACAACGTGTGCCCCGATCTGAGTCCAGAATCGTTCAGGGGGGAAGCAGCGTAGGCTGCTCCCCCCTTTTTTTAGCTATTGGAGCTTTTAATGCAGTACGGTGATCCGGCAGCAGAGCGATTAAACAACGGGCGCTCAATGGCAGAATTAATGCGCGGCGGCGTAAAAGGTCTGCGCGGGGTAATTGTGGCGCCGTCGACTCCCGGCGGCGTACCTATTAACTTTGATCCGCATGCTCGCGGCAGCATACAGATTAATATTGAACCAGACGGGCCAAATAGTCAGGCCGTTACGCTAGATCAGATGACTTCGTCGCGAGTTGCACAGGCAATGGCTGTAGCCAAAAGTCAGGTTGTCGGTAATGATATCAATTCAATCCGGGAGCGCGCAGCTGTGGCATTTGAAGAACTGGCGAAGCTAGCAAAATCTGGCGTGGAGCGCGTGCCTGTGAAAAAAGCCGTCGTGGTTGTAAAGCCGCCACCTGTGCCGCCAGCAGTAGTGGAAGAAGAAGTGGTATTAGCGGAACTGGCGGCAGAATCAAAAGCACTTGAGGCTGTAAATAGTGCTGGCTGGTCAGCGGCAGTGCCCGTAGAAAAAATTGATCGCGGTTACAGCCCCATGGCTGCTTTTGGGCTAAAAAAGTCACCAATGCCTATTACAACGTCGCATCAGCCTGTAATTACAAAAACTGCGCATATCGGCCCGCCACAAAAACTTACGTATTTTGAGAAAGAAGGCATTGGCACTGTCCCGGCCTTTTTTCACGACGTAATTGTGGCGGTAGGTCGCGCGGAACCTGATAGCCCCGAAGAGAACGGGTTTATTGTTCTTGTCTACGACTTGCGCTTTGATCAGAATGCGGCACGCTGGTTTCCACCCTCGAATGACCCGTATCAGCGCCCGTGGGCTGTCAAAATCAGCGATGATACGCGGTTATACCTTGTTCATACGACCGGATTTCAGTATGTTTATGATAACCGCGAGTACTGCGTTTTAATGGTTGAGCGGGCAGTCCGGGCCCAATATGCCGAGGAATGACATGGAAAAGCGTGGCGTTATTGCGCCGGGTGTAACCCCGTCCGAAGATCCGCCCGAGCATACGAAAGAATCGCAGCACGTGCCGGCACAAACACCCGCGGTGGCTGTGCTGGATAATGACTTTCGCAAGCGCGCAGCTGAAGCAGCGCGTACAGCCACTAACTAGGCGCAAGAGGCGCAATTGTGTCGGCATTACAACCATCATCGGGCATGGGCTATAACTCGCTCGGTCGCGGAGTACAAGCCGACGAGCGGTTTCCAGACCCGTTCTGCGACGTCGCTAGCTTGTCGATGCCCGAGAGCATCCAGACGGCATTGCGTTGGTGCGAGTACATCCTGAACGCTAACGGCCCGTACAGGCAGGCGATTGACCGCGTCGTGTCTTACTTCATTACAGATGTTGAAGTTAAAGACATTGGTGAGAGTACAGTTGGGCGCGAAGAGAAGGAAAAGTTTCGTGTCTTTTTGGAAGAGACGCTGGGTATTAAAAATGTGCTGCACAGCGTAGCGCTCGACTATTTGACTTACGGGAATTCGTTCACCAGCCTGATTGTGCCGTTTCGGCGCTACTTATCGTGCCCACATTGCGGCCTCGAAATGCCGCTGGAGCGCGTATATAACTCTGAGCAGTGTGCTTTTACGTGGCAGAATTTTCAGTTCCACGCCACATGCCCTAATTGCAAGTTCGTTGGGAAGTGGAAGCACATCGATCGCCGCGGCGGCGACAACGCGCAGATGGTGGTAAAGCGCTGGAGTCCGCACGAGATTGAGTTGCTTTGGGACCCGTACACCGGCGAATGCACGTACGTCTGGAAAATCCCTGAAGACTACCGCAACTTGATTCGGCAGGGGCATCTTCACCATATTTCGCGCGCTAGCTGGGAAATCATTCAGGCTGTCAAAGACGGTAAGAACTTAATGTTCGACAAGGGCGTGATTTTCCATCTGAAGGAAGACGCGCTGGCCGGCATGCGTAATCGCGGCTGGGGTATTTCCCGTGTGCTCACTAACTTCCGCCAAGCGTGGTATGTCCAGATTCTGCAGCGGTACAACGAAGCTGTAGCGCTAGATTACGTTATTCCGTTCCGCGTCATTACGCCGGCGCCGCGCGGTGGCGACCCGTCGTCCGGCGACCCTGTGCACTCGATTAATTTATCCAGCTTTTCGGCGCGCGTATCGTCTATGATCCGCGCCCGCAGAGCCGACCCAGCGCGATGGAACGTATTGCCGTTTCCAGTGAACTACCAAGCGCTTGGCGGCGACGCGACACAGCTGGCTCCGCGCGAGCTTTTAGACCAAGGGCAGGAAACGCTGCTGAAGTGTATTGGCATGCCCGTAGAGCTGTTTAACGGTACTCTGACGTTCCAAGCCGCCCCGGCGGCTTTGCGCCTGTTTGAGGCGAACTGGAGCCATTTACCTCACAACCTGAATGTGTTCTTGTCGGATTTAGTTAACAATATCGCGCGCGTTATGTCGTGGGAACCTGTCAGCGCCAAACTAGTTCGCGTCACCCACGCTGATGACCTCAACCGGCAGATGGCGAAGCTGCAACTCATGCAGGGGCAGCAGATCAGCAAGAGCACGGGCCTCAAGAGCGTGGGTTTGGATTACGAGGAAGAAACAAAGCGGATGCTGGAAGAGCAGCGCATCTACGCCGAAGAACAGGCGCGTATGCAAGAAGAGATGCAGCAGTCGCAGCAAATGCAGGCTATGAGTCAGTCGCCGCAGATGATGATGGGCGCCGGCGACACTGGCGCGAGTGCCACTGGTATGCCGCCACAAGGCGGCGGCGATCCGAGTCAGGGCGGTGGCGGGCAGCCGCAGCCGGGCGCGCCTATGGGGCCGCCGCCTAGTCCGGTTGATCAGTTTCTGTCGCAGCGGCAGAACGCGCCGAATGTTCCGCGCACGCCAGAAGATCTCCAGTCACAGGCGCAACTTATCGCGAACCAGCTGTTGTCGATGCCCGAGCAGCAAAAAGACGCTGAACTTACAAAGCTCAAGAATGCTGATCCGACGATGCACGCGCTTGTTACAAGTATGATTGATGATATTCGACAGCAGGCGCGGTCGCAGGGCGGGCAGATGCTGATGCAGCAGCAATTTGGCGGCGGACAAGGCGGAGCGCCAGCCGGACAATAAATATGCGCATTGGCATCTACACCCACTACGCGCATTGCGATGCGGCTTATCTCGCGTTACGCCTTGCGGATTTTCTACGCAAACAGGGCGTCGAGTACACAATTTACTCGGATAGTCCGCCGGCAAAATTATCTGCCGCGCAAGACAACAGCGTTGTGCACAAACGTGTTTGTAAGTACACGCACTGGGCGCAGCGCTGTTCTACTATTATTTGGACACAGCCGCCGAAGATTGAACAGCTGAATTATGCGAAACGCTATGGCGCGGCTACCGTCGTTGTTCCAATGTGGCAGGATCTTACGCGGCCATTTCGAAAAGTGCTGAAAAATGTTGATCACGTTATTGCGCTCACTACAGAGTGCCGCGAGCTGTTTAGCACGGTTTACAAGTTCAAAAACGTAACGCTTATCCCGTTTGATGCCGGTATGCCGGTAATTAAAAAAACCAAAGCGGTAAACGAGCGGCAGGTTAAGATATTTTTACCGTGGTTTGACAGGAATGCCCGGTGCGCGAATAGTCAGTTTCTCAGTTTGCTGGGGTATTTGCTGCCCAAAATGCCGGACGCGCAGCTGACCGTCGCGATCACTTCTTGCCGATTTGCCCCGGGCATAGCCAAATTTTTTCAGAAACTCGGGCAAAAAACGGATGGCCGCGTTAAACTTTTGCGGAATGTGGCGCTTAAAAACCGGCCGGCGCTATATACCGAGCACGACCTAACTATTTTCCCGGCAGAATGTGACAACTACGGTATTTGTGGTTTAACGTCGATTAGTTGCGGTACACCAATTTTGGCGTTCAATCTGTCGCCACAAAACGACTACATCTACCCGAACACAAACGGAATACTGGTAAAAACACAGATAGACTACGACGACAATGGGGTTCCGCACGCGGCGCCAGACTACGAGGGTCTGATAACCGCGCTACAGACACTCATTGCCGAGCCGTGGCACATTGACGATCTCAATAAACGCATCAATTACAACTTAGCGGCGAGGCGCAAGGCATTTGATCTTGGATGGCAGACAATATTGCGGCTCGTCTGACGGCACACGGAGGTGCCATGAAAAAAGCAGCAGACACACCAGTTCAAAGAACGCTTACTTTTGCAAAACAGCAGTACGGCTCACGGCAGGCATTATTCGGCGAAACACTCGTCGACCATTGTGTGGCCGTAGCGTATATGGCAGAGACAATTGCGCAGAAGTTGTATCAGGACGTGCGGGCTGATTTTATGCCCGACGATACCAAAGACAGCATTAGCGCGATTGTGCAGACAGCTTTGCTGCATGATGTACTCAATGTCAGCGCCTGCGCGTTCGAAAATATCGCAGAGACCACTACGGTCCAGATTGCTGCGATGGTGGCGGACATTAGCCGTGACTTTAGGCTGGTCGAGACAAAGCGCGACATGGAGTTTCGTGGCCGACTGAGTCAGAGTCCTGTTGGCGCGCAAATTGTCGTTGTGGCTGACATTATTTGTACCGCTAAAGCTGCGTTGAAATTGCTGAATTCTGCGGGAATGCCAGCTGTTCCGAAAACAAAAAAGGTGCTCACGCAGCTAGACGGCGATCTTCTGGCGATTCACGCTGCCAGCCGGTTCTATGTCTTGCGGTTGTACGTGCATGCAGCGCGGAACATGCTATCTGACGTGAGCCAGACGATAAAAAGCTGCCGGCAAAAAGCAAAGCTTGACAAATGCGTGGCACAAAATACAAAGGCGCTTCGGGAACGTGTTGCGGCAGCAGAAAAAGAAAAAGCAGCGGCGGAACCTAAAAAGCGAAAGGTGCGTTATGCAAAGAAGCGAAGTTCTAAACAAGATTCTTGACGACTATGCGCATGAAGATGCAGCGCGCTTAACGCCCGAACTTCAGTCGTTTTGCGGTTACGCGGCGCAGTGGTTGTCGTCTCGTGGCGTCGTTGGTCTTGGGCTCGCGCAATCGGGAATGGCGTTACGGTTCGCCGACGGGGAGGAATTATTGTTATTTGAAGCGCCCAAGGATGTTGGTGACCAAACTGTCGCGCCGGCTGTCAATATCACTGGAAACGCTGGCACCAAAATTGTAAAGCCTGTACTCG